CCTTTCAGCCAATTCATCGTTAACCTGTTTAACCAAGTCGCGCTCTTTCTTGCCAAAGAACATTGGCGGTGGAGGGGCTGCTGGTTGTTCCCACTTATCATCTGGATTACCCATTTATTAGCCCACCCAGATGCCGGCAGGAATATCTCCCATCAGCTTCTCTAGATTTTCGCTCATCTCCGCGTCGGTGGCGGCGAGAGTGGTGTACTTCAATTCATCAAGGGTTGCTTTCAACTCCTCTCGCAACGCGTCCTGTTCCGCTTTGGCCTGTCCCAGCAGATCGGCGGCATTTAATGTCACGCTTTCACCTGGAATAGGAACAGTTGCAAACTTACCGCGCACTTGGCCCAACATTTCTTTTGTAAGAGCAAGCGCAAAGCGACGTATCCACTGTTTACCAATGGCATTAATACTTGTATAAGGAATATTTTCAAACGGTAAGGTATTCATATTATTAATACCTTTGACTCCTGTATCCACCGTACTATTCGATTCGTCCCACGCATTTTCTTCAATAGTGAACTGAACCCAAAACTTAGTGGGACTCGTACTGTTGGGGGTGGGGAAAAGTCGTAACATATTATTTTTTATTTCATACGACCAGTGAGAAACACGGGTATATAACGCATCTTCGTAAGCCATAGACTGAAGTTTGTTTTGCCACACCGGGACTATATCAAAGGTAGAGTCGTCAGCATATTGTCCGTAGGTTCGCAAGTTGCCTACAACGGAAAAGCCGCCATAATACCCATAAAATCGCCACATAGCGTTTGGGGTTTTAAAAAACACTTTACGCAGGACTATTCGGCTATTACCAATAAGCCCATAATAGAGTTGTGTCGCATCGGTAGCCGCAGAAGAAGAAATAATATTTTGAAGGTCATAATCTTGTTGATCAGAGACCCGCAGAATAGAGGCTGAATAGATTGTTTGGGTACCTCCCATTCCGGTTTCAGTAGAAACCCTATCTGTGACGCGTCGTCCAAAGCCATAATCGTAACGAGGATATCGTAGCTCTATATTAGAACCAGAAAGGTCATGTCCGTCGGTTATTTCTCCCTTTGAATTAAAAGAAGCCGTTTGATGCCCAAGCATGCTTGACAAAGAATTTTTAGATTGATGTACATTAAGAATATAAGAATACTCTAAGACTGCCTCTTCGTAAGCGGCATATACGTTTCCAGGCGCCAGTTCAATATCTAAAACATCTCCACCTAATTTTTTATAAGTGTAAGCGACCTGGGCTGCGGCGCCGGTAATAAAATCCGCCGATCCAGAATAAATTCCAAAAGGCAATGTTGCAGCCACACTGCTCGTAGAACCAGTGACTGGTAACACATTTGTGTTTGTAGTAGAAGCGGGTTGAAGTACGGGTACGGCCATGTAATAATCCTCGTTTTAAATAGTATACTACTATAAATAGAAAGCCCCGACTCAACGAGCCGGGGCTTTCGTAATTAATTAACCCAGGATTGGATTAGCCAACCATCATATCACTAATGATGACCAAACCATACATATCCGGACGCACCATCTTCTTGGCGTATCGGGTCATGACGCCCTTACGGGGCACGAAATCCTCAACACCGAAGATAGTCGGGGTTGTCTGGAGGGGAACATATGGAGCATATACATACCCTGACTCTAAGAAGCTGCTGCCTCTACGTCCCACCAAAACAATGTTTCGGAGGAAGTAAGGATCAACAAAGATATCAAACTTCTTGGAGAGACTACCGCTCTTCACTGTACCAGCATCGCCTCGATCGCTATCGACCGTGACATTAGCACGGAAACCGGCCGTAAACTCAAGAATGTTGGCAACTTCGGGTCCTACGACGACGAAGTTAGCACCACCCCGGAGGGTCTTACGGTGGATCTGTGCAGAAACGTCGTTGATTGTCTCAACGAGAGTTTCATACCACTCGCTCACGTTACCGGTGAAATCCGGAGTAACCGTCGAAGCGCCAACCTCAACACCAGTCTCACGGTTCAGGAACTTGCCTGGAGCGCGGGACCAGTAGCGTGTGGTAGTAGCGCCCTGGACGAGATCCTCAAGAATCTCACGATCGATTTCGAGAGCAACCTGCTCAGAAAGAATCTGAGTAAGCTCAACCTCTGCATCAAGGTTGTGGTAGGCGTTAAGATCTTGTCCTAACTCCGGAGTCCACTTAGCCTTGAGCTTCTTGGTAATCGCGGTGACTGCCACGGAATCGATCTTGATGTCGATCTCGGGGATCATCGGATTATTTTCCAAGCCCCACTCGGTAGCACCAGCAATGGCGCCTAGTGGAAGATTAGTGGCTGTAAACTCATCAGTCTGAACGTAGCTCATTGTCTGATGTGTAGGAGTCTGAACAGACGCCGACAAGTTCGCCGCCGTACGAGTACCATCATAGCTGACCGCCACTAACAAAATATTATCATTGCTGCGATCACCCAAAGGACCACCCTGACTACCAGACGAGAAGGTCGTCAAACGACGAACCATACTAGTACCAGTCTGATCAGCAAACTTATTCAAGCCGCTAGCGATAAGAGACGATGAAACCTGAATGGAAACAAGATCGTCTCGATCTAAGGACTGGCCAGTGGCCTGCAAGGTTGCTAATGACAACTCGGCGACCAACGCGGTTGCCGTACCCGAAAGCGCCATCAAATCAGCATCAAACTGAAGTAACGCATCGAGAGTCTTGCTATCATCTGCTGATGAAACGCTAGAATCACCAACGGTACCCTGCGCAAGAATTCGGAAAGCCGAACCTGTAATAACATTGGAACCCGTTGGAGACGCGTAACCATTGTTAAGCCCATAGGGACCACGGCCGGCGTTTGCATCATTTAGATTGACACCACCTGTGATCTGGGCACCGACGACACCACCACCGAACATGGAAGTCTCTGGTGGATAGCCCAATCGGCCCATGGCATTATTAGTGCCTCCGCCCTGATCTCCTGAAACTAGGAAATCGAGGAAGAAAATCAGTCCCGAGGGTAAACTCATGGGCTGAACGCTAACCAAATCGTTAGCGATTAGGTTGCCGAATACTCGGCGAACCAGGGGGAATGCAACGGCAGCGAATCCTTGAACATCACCAGCGGCCATAGTAGAGTTCTCACGGAGAAGCTCTTTGGCTTGGTTTTCAAGGAGTCTAGCCATACCGTTACGAAGATTATCATCACCGAGACCCTCAAGAAGACCGGTCCTCTCCCATTTACTAATGAGAGCGGATCCTTCCTTACCAAGATCACGGTTAACAATACCTTCTGTTAACTTTTCTAGAATAGACATTTTTTAAAACCTCCTTTAATTTGTTTATGTATAAATTGTCTTACTTACTTAATACCTGCTAAACGCAACATGCGATCCATATTAGGATCGGCCGTCGGAGTCTTCTGACTCTGACGACTGCCGAGGAGCATTGAAGTTGTTGGTCGACTTACTGCTTCGCGTAGTGATTTGGTGTCTCGACGACGATCGCCGGGTGTACCCACCGCGCTATGAAGAGTGTCAAACAGTCCCTTCGCTTCCTCAACCGTGTTGGCATTATTTACTGCTTCGACAATTTTTTGTTTCTGTCGCTCATTCAAGGAGGGGCTTGATAATGCCTTATTCTGGTAAACTAATTTCGCGTTTGCCAGAATCACATGATTTAACTGAACCTTTGCTTCACGCAAAAGTCCCTTGAGATCGACAACCTCTCCCCGTAAGGAAAAGACTGCTGATTCATATAGTTTGAGATTATTTTCTTTTTCTTCGGTAACCTCTTCCGATTGTGCAGCCGCGGCAGCTTCCTCAACAGCTCTTTCTGCGACCTGTTCTTGAGTATCCGCTGCAGCCATAGATGCCCAGCCGCCCAATTGGGGTGCTATATCCACCGCCAACTGCTCAGCCAAAGCTTCTAACATCTCATCAGTAATCTCCGTATCTTCCTGCAACTCCATAGGCGGAGGTGCACCAAGATCCGGTGCGGGTGCTTCAAGACCGGGGGGCGCCATGGGCGGCTCCGCTGGCATAGCCAAAAGATCCGTCGCGACTTCTTCGTGGGGGAACATTTCGTCTGCAGACGGTTCCTCTCCACCTTCTTCGTCGGCATGAAGACGAGCTTTCAAATCATCGAAATTGATTTCAATAATCTCGTCTTCGGCCGGTCCGTCTAATTCTTCGCGCTCGTGTGCTAGGGGAACATCGTCCATAAATGAGGCATCCGCTTCGTTTAAGGTCTGGCCCTCTGAATTTAATATTGAGTTTAAGGCGCCTTTTACTTCTGACGAATACTTCTCTAAAATAGCCGACTCGGCGTTTTTTAATGCGGCTTCCTTCAAGGTGGCGGCATCAACAATAGCTTGTTCTAACAACGAGGACATAAAATTACACTCCTGATTCTGATAAGTAATCAATTTAATTAGTGATAAAACTGAAGAAAAGACGATTTTTGTGTTTTTTAAAAATGTGAAGTATATCTCATTAAACTAACCCACTTGTGTTTTCCATAACCATAAAATGAATCG